AAAAAGATATTGAATTATCAATATTAGAATTAGGTTTAGCAGGTGGTGCAAGTATTAAGTTATGGAATGGTTGGTTTACAAATGCAAAAATAATCGGTATAGATATTGAAGATGAGTGTATTGATATGTTTTCAAATGAACCTAACATAATCATACAAAAGCGTGATGGATATTGTGAGGATACTTTAAACGAATGGTCAGATGATATCTTTGATTATATCATTGAAGATGGACCACATAGTTTAGAATCACAAATCTTTAGTGTAAAACATTGGATAGACAAAATCAAATCAGGTGGTAAACTTATTATTGAAGATATTCAAAATACGAATAACTTAAATGCAATAATAGAAAACATAGATAAATCAAAAGCATCATACCATATCTTTGATTTAAGAGAAGATAAAGGAAGATATGATGATATTATCATTGAACTAATAAAACTGTAATATGGATAAGATAAGCATCATAGTTCCAACTCTATGGAAGAGTGCAGGATTTAAAGAAAGATTGATGAACATCTCTGCTTTGGAAAGTGTTGAAGAAATCATTTTAATTGATAACACAATCAATCCACCACATTTAGATATAGATAAATTAAATCATATAAAGGAATATCAAAACACTTATGTAAATCCTGCTTGGAATAAAGGATATGAATTGGCAAAATCTGATAAATTATGTTTTATGAATGATGATGTTGATTTTGATTTAAATTTATTTAAAAATATCCTACCACATATTACAGAAGATAAAGGAATGATTGGATTAAATGAGTATCATGGTAATGGTGTATGGGAAGATGAAGCAGGTTGTGATAGAAGTAGAGCGGATTATCGTAGAGGTAACAGAGGAATGGAATTAAAAGTTTTCCAATTAAATGAAAATAGAAGACCAGGCTTTGGATGCATTTGGTTTATTCATAAGAATTCATATCAGATAATACCAAACGATATGAAAATATGGTATGGAGATGATTGGATTTATTATAAAAGCAATAAACCAAATTGGGCAATGATGAATTTAGATATTATAGGTAAACCATCACAAACATCAGATTTAGAAGAATTCAATACAGTAAAACAAAACGATAAGGGATTATATTACAAATATTTTTAAAATTAAACAAATACAAAATGAGCACACAATTTAAAGTACAAAAAGGTGGATTAGATGATTTCAATGGTAAACCAACACAGCAATTAGATGAGAACGCAGTATATCTTATTGACTTCACAAAGATTACATCAGTAAATGATTTGGTCCTAATCCTCGCATCAGTCGGGTTTAGTTTCTCACCACGTCATCCACACTTCAATAACATCAAACCTTTTTTAGCATTGGATAATCCTATTCCAACTAATCAACCGATACTTCCGAAGAAAGAAGAAATGAAATTACCAAAATTGAAGCAAGTAAAATAATGGAAACAGCAACAACAACGATGCCAGATTTTATAACTAAATATCTTCCATATACTGAAGGGGAATATATTGAACTAAAATCTATTATGAAAGATATAACTAACCACATCCCAAATGATAGGATGGGTTGGATATGGGGTAACCACAATAAGATATTAAGTACAACAGAACCTCAACCTTGCTCTTGTGGTAGTGCTGCAGCACATTGGATTAGAGCAGCAGAAACAATTCGTAATTTTATTATAAAAGTAGAATCCCAATCATAAATGAAAAATGATATAACGAGTAGTATAGCCGAAGAATGTGAGAAACGATTAGATACTCTTTATAGAGAGTCGCACACTTGGTTATTGCAAGTAAGTTATAACATATGTAAGAATAAAGAAGAGAGCGAAGATTTATGCATGGAATTATATGAGTATCTGATTAAGAAACAAAACCCAAAGATATTCTATCTAAAATCTTATAATCTTATGTATTGTATGGCGTTTTTGAAACATAGATGGATAAACAAAACAAAGAAGCTAAATAGGATTACCTATGTTAGTGAGTTCCAAACAAATGAGCCTGATGAAGTTTATGATGTAGATAGAGATATAGCTATAATGCAGGCACATGAAGAAGTACAAAGTGAAATAAAGAGATTAAAGAATACAAAAGGATTCGCACCTGCAATGTTGTATGAAATGTATTGGGGTTCAGAAGATACTCTACAAGAATTAGCAGATAAGATAGGGATTTCAAAATCGACTTGTTTTATACACATCAAAAAGATAAGACAACATTTAAAAAAAGTTATAGATAATCCATTCAATGTTCAATAAAAAGAAATTCAATAGAAAAGAAGGAGAGAGTAGAGAATGTAATAGATGTGGTGTAACATTCCATACAATGAAACCAAGATGGACATGCTCTCCATGTGTTAACAAACAACATAGAATAGAAAGGAACATCGAATTAGGTAATGGTCCAACTGATGCATATGCTGAAAAGATGGGTAGAAAACCTGACTTGGAACGAAAAGTTTTTGATGATAGGAGAAGAGAGTGGAATAGAAAGAGTAGTTGGTTACAAAGAAATGTAAAAGATAGAACGGAATGGCAAGCATTCTTTAAAAGTGAGTTCGAAAGAATAAGAAACGATGAACCACTTTGGAGAAGTCTGACTAGAGAAACATTAGGTATGACAAAACCTAAATCTACTGAAGAAAATAAATTACCGGTAGGAAGGCCATCTGAAACGCATAATCATCCAATGACATGGGAAGATTTCGAAGCAGGTGGTTGGAACTTACCAGAAGATGATTAGAAATGATACCAATAGAAATACCATATAGTGAAGTAAAAGGAAAACGTATCGAGTTTGAATTCAATAATCACTTATTAATGGCTTGGTTGTTTATAGTATATGATGATGATGTGATTAAGATATGGGAGTTTCAATTTGAAGAAGTGGAATGAAAAGAAAACCAAAAATAGATGAAGTATGGATATTATTAATAATATATTTCGCAATGCTATTCCTTTTGACATTTGGAATCAACTACAAACCATAATACAGGTGTTAATATATATGTATATACATTTAAATAATAGAATATAATATGGGATTCGCAAAAGGACATAAGTTAGCAACCGGCAGGCCAAAGGGAGCAATCAATCGTTCTACGGAGATGATGAAGTTAACAATTGCAAGAGCAGTTGATAATACACTCAATACACTATCAGCAGATTTAGAAAAGATTCGTAAAGAAGACCCCGAAAGAGCAATAGAACTGGCACTTAAACTAATGGAGTTTACGCTTCCTAAGTTAAGTAGAACGGAACTTAAAGGAGAGATAGAGCAAAGGATACAATCTATATCAGTAAACATAACAAAGAGTGGAAGTTCAAATTAATACAACAATCACTTTTGAAAACCTACTTGAATCAAAAAGTAGAGTCACTCAACACATCGGAGGAACGAGAAGTGGTAAGACATACGCTATTCTTCAATTCCTTATCGTACAAGCGCTTCAAACGCAACAGGCGATAACAATAGTAAGGAGAACAATACCATCGCTTAAACGAACAGTAATAAAGGATTTTACGGATATACTAAAAGGCATTGGAATATTCTCTGAAGATAACTTTAACATATCAGATAGAACATATCGATTAGGTGAGAGTATAATTCAGTTTATTAATTCAGATGACCCCGAGAAGTTAAGAGGTCTTAAATCAGATATCCTATTCGTAGATGAAGCATCGGAGTTAGATGAGGAAAGTTATTTTCAGCTAAGAATCCGTACATCAGGCAAAATCATATTAGCATACAATCCTACTATATCACCACAGCATTGGTTAAGAACAATGGTAGACTGTGATAGATTCGTTACAACATATAAGGATAATACTTACTTGCCTACTGATATGATAAAGGCAATTGAGGAATTAGAAATAAAGAACCCTAAATATTGGAAGATATATGGACAGGGTGAGTTTGCAGCAAATGATAAAGCCATATTTGAATTTGAGTTAGTTAATGGTATCAATGGTGAGTTTATGGCATTTGGTATTGACTTTGGATTTAGTCAAGACCCAACTGCCTTAGTTGCAATATACAAAAATGATAATGAACTATATTTGGAAGAACTACTTTATGAAAAGGGTCTTGTCACATCGGATATAGTTGATAAGTTAAGAAGATTACAAATAGATAAGTCACATGAGATATTCTGCGATAGTGCGGACCCGAGGCTTATCGAGGAGATATACCGAAGTGGATTTAATTCTAAACCTGTTGTTAAAGGTCCTGATAGTATACGATTCGGTATCGGAGTAATGAAGAACTATAAGATTAAGGTATTAAGGACTTCTCAGAATCTAATCAATGAGATGTATGCCTATCAATACATAACTGACAAATATGGTTATGTTACTGACAAACCTGAAGGTGGATTAGACCACGCAATAGATGCGGCAAGATATGCATGTATGATGAAGTTATCGGTTAAAGCACAAAGTAAAGGAAGATATCAAATATCAATAAGATAATATGCAGAGTTGGAATGAAGAAGAAATAAAAGAACTAATTCTATTTGCTCAA